AGCCTCGCCGTGTGTCATCGTCGTCATGTCTTCCTCTCCTTATGGGTTCTGGTTTCGCCGGTATCTCACCGGCTCGTCAGTGGGGTGCCACCCCAGACCAGGGCGGGGCCGAAGCCCCGCCGGTGACTAGGTTCGTATCGCTCGGACTTGGCGGGCCGCGTCGTGCGCTCCCGTCTCGTCCAGTATCTCCGCTGCCCGTTCCAACTTCGCCCAGTTGACCTCATGCCTGGCTGCAACTTGAGCCGCGCATCCAGGGGTGTGGAATTGAATCCCGAAAACCATGCTGTACGCCATCCCGCATTTTTTGCATCCCATGCGTCTCTCTCCTTGTGTAGGTTTCGGCCAGTTACTGACTGGCTCTTGTTCAAACCGGATGAGTTTCCGATGACCTTGTCCAGAGTCCCCATTCATCTCGCCCCGTTTGCTCGTCCCAGCTTTGGCGGTTGAGGTCAGCGGGCTTTGCACCCCGCCTTTTCACTCTGTCTAGTCCTCGGTTGCCAGTTCTGCAACGACCATTGGGAGTCTGATTTCTCTGGTTCCCCGCATCCCGGTTACTCTTGCTCTCGCTTCACCGGCCTTCTTGAGGTTAGGGTCTTGGGCTTATGTCTGGCTGCCCGTTCCGTGCGTGTGTGTTTGTGTCTACAGTTAAGAGTATATATGCATACTAGACATCTGTCAACCCCTATATAGGGCAATATGCAGAGCAATCTGAAAATGCTGGAAAACGCCAGAGACGCCCGAAACAGGGACGGCGGGGAGGATGGGGTCACCAGAGATACTGAGCGCCCTCTCCGGGGCATCCGTTAACGGACAGGGCAGAGCAGCCGATTACGGGACAGGGCGGGTGATTACTCGGAGGAGAAAAAAACAGGGCCGAGACGGCGGGAGGCTATAACCGCTCGACTCGGCCCCAGAGGAAAGGAGACCGGACCATTATACCGGGTCACGGTTACTTTGTCCTAGATGTCGACCGGTTGGCTTTCGTCGCCGCAGAGTCCCAGTGATCGACGCATAGGCCGTTTCCCAAATCTCCGACTACCGAACAACGGTAAATGCGGCAGAGTCCCCAAGAGACTGGCGGCATGGTGACGGGTTTAGGTTGCCCGCCATGGGGATAATATTGAGCCGTAGACATGGCTACCGCCTTCCTTAAATGTATTTCGAGGTCGGACTGCCGCACATCCTGCACTCCCCGACTAACCGCTTCTGCCGGTCGGTAGTAACGACCCGCACCCGGCGCACAGTCTGACGAGCCTGACAGCGAACGCACCATACCCCGTCCACATCCGACCGGAGCCGGGAGCGTACCCATTCCATCAGGTCAACCATGCAGCACCAGCCACAGGAGAGTTACCCAGACGCCTAGGCAGATGCCTATGGTCGCCCACTGGACTGCCGTGTTAAGCATCCGACTGGAGGACATCCTTGCTGAGGGCGATTATGCCAGCGATACAGCCGACCCCTATCTCCGTCTGGCCCGCTCTGAGAGCCAGGACGGAAATGACAATCAACCCTAATAATGCAAGGAAAATTTGTGGTCTGAGTTTGCCGAGGAATCTATCTAGGTTCATTGCAAATCTACTGCACCGCCGGTACAGCCATCGAAACTTCCACGTTGGAATCGTTGGTGAATGATTTATAGATTACGGTTGTGGCAATGGTAAATGCCTTGGTGCCGAGGTCGCTGTCTCCGCCTATCTCATTCAGGGTCACTTCCATCGTGCCCGCCTTAACTCGGTCTATGACACAGCCCCCACCCTTGCTATAAATATTCGTTAATCTCAGAACATCAATTTTCCCGTTAAGGCCTGACGAGGCCGAGGTAATTTTCAGTTGGTCGTAGTATCCGCCGCTCGTGATCATGTCGTCCGCTCGATTGCCCCCGTTAATCCCCCTGTCCCTGGGAGTGCCTGCCACCGCCGATATCGACTGGCCGTCACTGGCATTTCCACGGACTATCAATTCGTGGATTTCCGAGTTGGTGATTGCCAGAGTTTCACACCTCCATCTGTCGACATACATCGTCCCGACCTCCAAGTATGTCTCGGTAAAGGCTGGGTCTACTACTGCGGGCAATCCTCCGACGATAATCACATTAGTCTCGCCAGAAGGCAGGGTAGAACCTGTGTACGCTGTGCCTAAACTTATCCCAGAAATCTGGACCAGGCCAACACTCGTTACCCCTAAATCTAGGCGCAGCGTATTATATTCTTCGCCAGAAAAAATTGGCGCGTCCTGAGGTGCGTTGTACACGCCGGGGTCACCGCGAGCGAACGACCTCTCTGAGAATACCGTTTCAGAGATGACTACACCGCCACCTACCGTACCCCCCGCGACCAGTAGAGCCGCCGCTGCCTGTGGATTTAGACCGCAAGCGCGTAGGGCCGAATAAGGCCACCTGGCTACTGCGATGGCCGCCCTCCATTTGCCGGACTCCTCCTGGAGATAGGCGACTTTCGCCAACGTCCAATCCCGGCGCCGTCCCGTCGCTTGGTAAAACGCCAGCGGTGAGGCGCGGAGGAGACGGCCTTGAGCGCACGCCCAGCCCCAAACCTCCAGGGCGAGCCGTCTCGTCGAACGGGAGACCGTCAACGGGAACGCCCGCAGGAGACAGCCCTGTGCGCAGATAAAGGCCCATGTCCACCGGAGGCGCGAATCGACGCCTCTACGGGCCGCCTGGACACCCTCACGGGGCCGCGTCCACGCCAGCCGAAACGACGCCGCCCAGAACCAATTGAGAAAGTTAGTCATCGATTATATCGATTAGACCCAGGTCTTTGCCGAGACCGATCCATTCCGCCTCCAAAACATATCCGCCCTCAACGAGGCGGACCAGGTGGGCCACGATCTCGTCACGCCGAGATGTGTTTCGCAGCCTTCGCTCTACGCGCAGACCGAGCCGGACGTAACCCACGAACCGCCTGATCAAGCTCCGGCCTTGATCATTAGCCCGATACCTCGTGAAGCCCGACGACTGACCGGACGTTATACGCCAATCCAGTATCCGTCCGTTCAACCGTCACTTTCACATCATGAGATGCGACAGTCGGATGCGACTGAAACCCCGTTACTATCGTGTCCAGAATTAGCGGGTCGGGCTGGGTTAGGCCCGTGGTAGTCCCAATGGTTACGCCATCGAACTTCAGGCGGACAGTATAGGTCCCAGCCTGACCGGAGCCGCCCACGCCGTTATCGCCAAGAGGAGTCCATGCCACATAGCCATAACAAATCCACGCACGACCAACCGCTCCGGGAGTAACCGACATCTCGGCGAGGTCGACTTCGTCGCCTGTGGTTATGCCTGATGAATAATCAAATACTATCGTCGGGACCGCCCGACTTACCAAAACGTGCGTATGATCCCCTGCCGCTGCCTTTACCGAAGTTGTCCCAAGCGTCCTGAGAGACGCAGTCCCTGCCGCCTGGTCTGCCGCCGTTAAATTCACCAAGCTATTCCCATACCAAAGCAGGTCGTTCCCGTTTTTCTGAAGCTCCCCAGCAGTATCGGGATTGTTGCCTTGACTCACAAACGTGAGAGTCGTCAGGGCCGACAGAGTAGCACCCGACAGGGTTAGCCCAGGCATAGTCGACACGCCCTGACCAGCCGCTCCGGTATGGGCATGTGTCGAGAGGATGCCAAGATTGTCGCGTATCTGCTCGTTAAGATGGGCCGCAGTCACGATGTTGTTTGTGATGGCCGACCAGTCGAGAGGAGCCGTCCACGCCATGCCTGCCTCCTATTGCGCCGGGAATCGGAACGGGAACTCGTACGCGAACCCCTTGCTCACGATCCGCGACAGCCAGTGGAGCCGAGGCGGTGGCTCCCGCTTCGCCTGACGGATCATTGGTCGCGCCGTCACAGTTGTCATTCCCATCAGTGCGTATGATCTCCTGCTGCTGCCTGAGTTGCCCCGGTGCCGAGCGTGCGGAGGGACGGGGTTCCGACAGGTGCGTCGGCATATAGGCCGATTAGCGTGGTCCCGTCGTAATATACAAGATTATACCCGTTTCGCTGAAGTCTTCCAGCCGTCCCTGGATTGCCTGCCTGATCAGCCAGCACCGGAACCGCCAGATTCGGCAGAATGACGGCTGACAGGGTTAACCCGCTCATAGACGACGCACCCTGCCCCGCCGCGTTGGTATGGGCATGTGTCGAAAGAACGTCCTCGTTCGCCTTGATTTGGGCGTTGAGAATTGTCGATGTTACCTGGCTGCTCGTCCAGCTTATCGGCGTTGCCCAGGCCATCAGTACGCCGGAACAGTATTCGTGCCGAGGACAGATGTCCCCAGCACCCAGAATTTAGAATACCCGCCGGACGCTGGCGACAGTCGCCACGTTGTGATGTGCTTGGTCCCGCCGTTGGTCACCGTATGCTTCTCGGCCTCGATAAAGAAATCCGCAGAAATGCCGAGGGCCGCGGCATCGTCAGCCACCACGGTGATGCGGTCTGAGATGTCACGGGCCAGAACCTGTCCGATATTGTTAGCTGTGGCCGTGGCGACTGTCATGGTTAAGACTTCAATCGGTGACCCGTATATCGCCATCTGGTACTCGCACCAATCCTGGGCCTCGGACGTTGTCGGTATGAACTTGGTCTTCGCGACATATTTTCGCTCACCATAGATGCCTTGTGAGGTCGTGTCTCTCCGCCGTTATAGTGATCTCCGCGATCTTATCCCCGCCGTCCCCTGATATGCCGCCCGATGCTGTGTTCGCTAGGATGTCCGTGGTTGCCGCTGGAGTCGTCCAGGCGTCGACCTCCATCGCTGAATTGGCCGCGTCTGGATTAGGAAACTCCGCGACGAACACCTTGGTCTGCCCCGGTGCTAGCGTCGGCGATGCCGACCCGGTTTCAGGGTGTGTCCAGAGTACAGCGACCGAAGCCTCATCGAAAGTACGCGAAGTCGCCTCGACGTGATTGATCACCGTGGCAAGCGGGTCTGTCTGGGCCAGCGCAACGTAGCTGTGTGTCGCTCCTGGCGCGTCTGAAAAGGTAGCCTGGGAGGTGGTCGAAGCCGTCTCGGTTAACCGATGGTGGCGGTTCTCGAAAACGATCTGCCCGGTCTTGCTCTCCTTGATGAACCCGGCTTCGGCCTCCTCGACGAGCCGCAAGGCGGCTATGGTTTTTTTGCCGCTGATCCAGAACCTTGAGATCGTGGTTTTACCTTCATCAAGGTCTCGGTGAGCAGCATCGTCCGGCCATCCTGCATCGGTTAATATGGCGCCGATGGCGCTGTCCTCACCTGCTTCATCTGATGTTAGGATGTCGGTCTGAGATGCTAGCTGGACCTCGAACTGATTCAAATATCCGAGCGTCCCGAAGGCCGTCAACGTGCATGTCTTCCGCCCATGACTCATCGGAGCCGGGACAATGCGCTCCAGTTTCCCTTGCCACCGAACGCCATCGTTGAACGCGACCGGGAACGTATATGCGAAACTACCGCTTCCCGCCTTCAGTTGGACCGACCGGCCCGGCAGGATTTTGTCCGTCAGGTCCTGGCCCGCCTTGGAGGGCGAATATTTGCCGCCGGTATTAATCAGCCTGGCGGTGAATTTCCCGGCGATACTCCGGCCCTGCAGTTGCGAGGCATAATCCCGGCCCCGTTCCCATGATAGGGACAGGACATCGGAGGTTATGTCCTCGTGGGCATCGTCGAAGTCCCCGTCGTCATTCCAATCGACCTCGACGGTGTATGAGCCCATCAGCCTTGGCTATAACTCATCTCGACTTCGTCCACGCTGTTTGTAGTCGTTACGTCGGGCGTTTCCAGGGCCGCAAGTCGGGCCTTCAGAGCCGTGTTCTCGGCTTCGAGCAAGATCATTCGCATCACATCGGCAGAGGCTGGAAAACGTCGGAAAAGCTCCTGGAGGTGCTCGTTCGTGATCTGCTGGTCATTGGTCCCGTTTTTGTTCATACCGCCGCCGTGAATGTCTGGGGCGTCCAAGAGGCCGCGGCCTGTGCCTGGCTATTCGCCTGGGCCAGTATCACGTTCGCCAATTTGTTCACTTCAAACGCCTGCCATTCGGCGTCGGTGTCGATAGCCTCATTATTCCCTTCCACGTTCGCCCTAGAAAGCACCCTAGTATCCGAAGTGAGTGTGACGCTTTTCGTTGCGCCGCCCTCGACGGCTATGGAAATCACGGTATCGCCTGTTGCCATTATTTAACCCCTTCTATCGCCAATAACTTGGATTCCAATACGCCGAGTTTCTCCTGCATTCCACGAATTTCCGTATAGTTCTGCCACATCGCGCCTTCGTGGGCATGGAGCCGGGACTGCAACGGGAACAAGAAGAACCCTTCCTCGTCTTTCTCTCCAGCAAGCCCCAACTCGTGCAACTTGTCGTAATCGTAGAACGGATTATCCCACTCGCTGTCAATGATGCCCGACGAGGAACCTTCCCTCTGTAGCGCCCTGATTATCTGCCTGTCATCCTCGTCGTCTAGTGCTACCAGCGTCGAGTTCCCCAGATGGAGTTCGCCGTCGTCGGCCTTGAGGATCATCCGCGCCAACCGCGCCCCGGAACTGTTGATCTCGCCTACAGCCAAAGCGTTTCTCCCCGCGTCCATGTCTACAAGCACGTTTGAGCCGTTATGCTGGGCTACAAACATATTGATGGCTCCGGTAGACGAACTGGTATCAGTATCGTTCGGAGGGCCAGCGTAGGAATCAATAATTAACCCATTAGCGTGGCCTACCTCGGCAATAGACTGGATGTGAGCAGTGCCATCAGCGGCGGCTTTGCCGATTGTGAAGAAATCGTCGGTCTCAACATCATGGGCGGATAGCACGACATTGGTTAGCCCAGAGGCAACATCGGAGGATTTCAGGGCGAATATTTGGTCATCTGCTGCGCCCTGATTTACCGTCAGGCCTTGGGTCATATTTCCATTGGCGGTATCCCCGATGTACATAGAGCTACCGCTTAACGTCAATCCGGTAAATGTGGGACTGTCCCCTGTGCCGACTCCGATGGATGTTCTGAGGGTCGCGCCGCTCTCAGCCACAGGGTCGGTCGAGCCGTTGCCGACGATCATCTGACCATCGGTGAGAACTGCCATAGCGGTCACCGCACCAGTGCCAGACCCTAGCAATACGCCACCATCAGTCAACGTCGAAGCCCCAGTCCCGCCGTAGGCTACACCGACATCCGTCCCCTGCCAGACACCGGTCGCGATGGTGCCGAGGGCCGTGATGAACGTCGTTGCCTGCCAATCTGGCTTGCCGCTAGCGACCCGCAATACTTCATTCGTTGCCCCAACACCGAGCCTGAGAAGCTGCGAGGTAGTGTCGGCATAAATGATATCGCCAACCGCCTGATCAGCGACGACGTGCGTCCCGACCGCTTCCCACTCTGCCTGTGTAAGCTCTGTCCCGACCGAGCCGTGCTTGAGTTCGTTTGCCATATCGTACCCCTATGCTGTCGCCAGGATATCACTGAATCCGCCGCGCCTGACTCCGTCCCGTATCGCCTCGCCAACCCTATCCTCAAAGTCGTCGAATCCGTAAGTCGGGCCGAGGATGTTAATCGTGATCCCGCCAGCCATGCCGCCGCGACTCAACGGAATGACTGCCTCCGGGCCGCGCTCACCGAGCATGGCGAGTGTCGGCGACCGGACAATACCGCCCTGGGCCATATGAGGAATCTCAGGGATGTTGAAGGGCTTAATCGAAAAGCCTGGCAGAACTGTTACCCCGCGTACCTTCGTGGCTTCTCGGCCAATCTCAAAGTCGTTAAATGCCCCGATTAGTTTATTGATTCCGTCGATGATGAAGTTCACCGGCCCCTTCACGAAGCCCTTGATGGCGTCCCAAATAGATTTCCATTTATCTCGGAAGGAATCCGAGGCCTTATGGATCGCGCCGCCGGGACGCAGCCATCCGAAATTGTCCTCCCAGATTTTAACAACAAAGCCAGCGATGGTATTAAACTTCGCCTTGATACCGTCCCATACTTCGCCCCAAACCTTCGTGATCTTGTTAAGGGCGGTATGCAAAGCACCACCCGGCAACGCCCACCCGAACTTGTCTGTAAATACCTCGCTGATCTTTTCCCATGCGACCGTTGCTAGGATGCTGATAGCCGCCCAAACGGCTTCCCATATTTTCTGAACTTACCGTGTCGAAAAGAGCCTTTACCCCGTTCCACACACTGTCCCAGACCACCTTGAATGCAGCGGTCACTTTGTCCCAATTCTTAATGGCGAGAACAATCCCTGCGATTGCGAGGGCCACGCCGATTATGATCAATCCGATAGGGCCAAGCGCGACATTAAGCGCGGCCATCGCCGCAGTCTGGAGCCAGGTCGCCGCCGTCGCTATCACTGTAGACGCTGCCATCGCGGAGATTCCTGTGGCAATCATTGGAGCCATTACCACCATCGGGCCGAGGGCCGTGGCGAAGTTTCCGATGGGAGACAATGCGCCTTTGACCCGGTTCTTCATAATGTCCATCTTGTCGCTCATGGTCAGGGTCGCCACTCCGAGGTCTGCCACTGTGCCCTCGGAATTCTCCATCGCTGCCAGCATGTCGTCCAGCGAGAATACGCCTTTATCGATGGCGTCCTTGAAACGAACGCCCGCCCCGGCCCCGAAGGCATCTGTCGCCAGACCGAGAGCTTCGCTGTCGGTTGCGGCGTTTTGGATGCCGTCGATCATATCCGCGAGGCCGCCAGCAATATCGGTGACACCTTCTTCTGCTAACGTCTTGATCGCCTTGTTCAACCCTGGCATCATTTTGCCCGCGTCAATCCCTGCGGCCTCCATGTTCGCGATCAGCGCAATGGCATCGTCCATTTCGAGGCCGAGTTCGTTGAGTTGAGGGCCAAAGTCGACCATTTTCTTAGCCAAGGCCGTTATCGGGACGCCCGCGTTCTGCGAGGCGGTCGTTAGTTTGTCCAGTACGGAACGAGTATCCGACGCCGGAGTATCAAAGGCGATCATGGCGTCGGCGACCTGTTTGATCATCGGGGCTGCTTCCTCGCCCATCGCCCGCGACACGTCGAGGAACGCCGTCGTCACGTCCTCCAGGGCTGCGCCCTCCAAACCCATCTCGGTATTGATGTCGGCAATCGCTGACGAGACTGCTGCCGCGTCCTGTGGAACCGTGGCCCAGACATCCTTGAAGCTCTGGGTCAGCCCCTCAAGCTGCTCCCCAGATGCCCCGGTGCCTGCGGCGATTGTGTTCGTTGCCTCCTGATATTCCTGGCCGAGTTTCGCCGCCGCCCCTGCCGCTATCGTCAGCCCGCCAGCCGCCATAGCAACGCCCTTCATCGCAGACTGGAACTTTGTCCCCATCCCCTTGACGTTCTTCTCGGCCTTTTTTGTGTCGGCGTCGACCGTTATCGTGACGGTATTAGCCACTCGATTCGTCCTCCACCTTGCCCTCGCTCACTATTGCCAGCATCCGCAGTATCCCAACATCCTCGGCCAATAACTGGGACGGCAGACAGCTATACCGCTGGCAGATGCCGTCTACGATCTCGGCCATTTCTAGCTCGACCGGCTTGGTGACCGGTCTTCCGTCCTGGTATGTCCCGCCCCGAACAGCCTTCCAGCGAGCTATTCCGAGGCTGAGGCTTCCCCCGCCATAGTTACGGTCTCGCTCCACGCGCCGAGAATCGCGGTACCAAGCACAGGCGGCAGGGATAAAAACCCCGCCGCGTCCGCTGTCAGAACCGTCCCATCCTCGTCTTGCAGATTCCACGAATCAAGAATTTGGTCGCCAAACATAGTGAACGCGGCCCGTAGACTCTCCGGGTTATTGTCCGATGCGCCCGCGAGTTGCTGGAGATCGAGGAACGTCCGCAGGTCAATATCCAACCGGGCCTCGATGCGGATGCCCTCATACTCCGGTTGGGCGAAGATCAGTCTCGCCCGTCGTCTCTGGATGATGTACGGCTTGACCCCGTTTGTGCTTTGGGCCACCATTAAGCCACCGTACCCCAAACGGGAACCGTGCCGTCTGCGAGATTTAACACAGCCGCCCAGTTCAATGCACCTGCGGCGTCACGCGCGATATTGTAACTCGCCACCACCATCTCCATAGTGATCGACGGATTGGTTGAAGTGTTCCCGCCAATCCGCAGATCGAACGTCCGAGTCCCTGTCCTGGTTTTGAAAACGTGGTGACTTTTATTGGTGGCAGGATTGAACGGGCCACCTATGGAAACGTCGCCGTCACTCATCCCGGTAATCCGCTCCCGCGCCGACTTGTCCAAGCCGGTAGTATCAATAAGCTCCTGAGCTATATTGATTCCGTACCCGGCTCCGATATCGTTGGATATGTCCTTGAGCGCCCCGGCGCTGTCGTCCACTGCCAAATAGTCACCGAGCCCTGTCTGCTTTGCCATTTTGTCCTCCTATGCCCTAGTAAATGCTATTGCGTATGTTAACGATCCCGACGACGCATCCAGTACTACCCGTTGCCGGACATACCGGTTCAGCGTCCCGGCGAACGTAGCCCTGGCAGCGCCTATACCGTCGGAGGCGGACACCGTCGCAGACGATGCGTCCGTCCAGGTCGAGTTATTCGTGGAGTGCTGAACATTCAGATGCCACCGGGCATTCCCGCCGACGGCA